TGGATGGTATCTGCCTTCAACGTACTCATAGCGTCACCAATGTCCCGCCGCTTTCAACGGTCAGGGTCACGCCACTGGCTACAGTGAACGGGCCTGTCACGTTTGCGTTCTCAGTTGCAAGGATGGTTGTGTCGGCAGTCAACGACTGTGCGTTGGTACGGAACAGGCCACCACCCTTGAAGTTACCCTTGTTCTCTGCTGGCGGTGTTACGGAACCGGCAGTCAGGTCGAGGAAGTTTACGAAGATGTTTGCAGTGCCACTAGAGGGTGCGGCAGTAAATGTGAGGGTTACGCCATCAGGGATTGTGTACGCAGATGCCGCATCTTGGACAACGCCATCCACAGACACCAACACCGACTGTTTGTCAGCAACGGTACGGTTGAGGGTAAACGTAGTCGTAGACCCATTGCCGTTGAACTGCTGGACAGCCGGTGTAGAAAAATAGGAGATTGCAGGTGTGTTGCCCTGATAGGATGCCATTACCTACTCCTTACGTAATATCAAGATGGCTAAGTACCACGTCCGCAGACGAGGCAGTGTCGGACGTGACAGTGATTGTGTCACCCGGCTCCATCACAACCTTCTGGTCTCCACCCACTACCACGAGTGTACCACCCACAGGAATCGGCGCATCCTTTACGAGATGCACGTTGTCTACTGCGCCGCTGGTACGACCTGCGCCGTTCAGCTTTACACTCACCGTAATCTGCGAGGTTACGATATTCGCAATCGACAGACCGATGATGGTGGTTTCGGTAGAGGAAGGACAGGTATAGATGGTTGCGGCACCAGTGCCAACAGCCGTGTCCGTCTCACATAGAAAAGCGTTTGCCATTTCTTACTCCAATTATGTGTATAATTATACCATACTCTTAAACACTTGTCAAGTGTTTTTTAACCAAGTGCAATAGCCATAACTACAGATTGACCTGCTGCATCAAAATCTGTGGATGCTGCAGTGGCTGCTGTGCCAAGTCCAAGTGTAGTTCTTTGTGCTGCAGCATTTGCATCATCCAACAGTGCTTTACCTGCTGCTGTCAAATCATATGTGGCTGCAGTGCCAGAACCAGTGAACTGTATGCCTTTGTCAGCAGCGGATGTCAGACCAGCGATTGCAGCAAGTTCCGCATCATATGCTTGAACATTTGTTCCGATTACAAGGCCAAGCGTAGTACGCTGTGCGCTTGCATCAGCATCATCTAGCAGTGCCTTACCAGCAGCAGTGAGGTCATACGTAGCTGCACTACCAGAGCCAGTAAACTGGATGCCCTTGTCTGCTGCAGAAGTCAGGCCAGCAAGTGCTTGCAGTTCTGCGTCAAGCCGTGCGTTGGCTACGGTGCCAGAAAGCTGACTTGCGTCAATGGTTTTGTTAGTAAGAGTTTGTGTGGCAGTAGTACCAACAATCTCTTGGTCGCCACCAGCAGGAAGGGTCAGTACGTTTGTGACTGAAGCAGAGTGTGGCTGCGGCTGAACAGTCTGTGCGTGAGCATTACTCGACTCACAATAAAACTTGACCTGTGAACGTGTGCCTGTGCCTGTGCGGATGTCAACGAGACCGTCGGAGATAGACACACCGCCTGAAGAACCGTTGCCATCAAGGTTGACCACACCAGAGCCGTTAGGCAAGATGTCGATGTTACCGTTCGACGTGGACACGATATCATTGCCATTTACGTCAAGGTTGCCACCAAGCTGTGGGCTAGTATCCGCTACAACTTCTGTTAGGCCACCGGCACTAGAGATAAGATTAGTAACTGTAACTTTCTTTAGCGCACTAGCGTCTGCATCGTGAAGAAGCAGGGTATCGTTAGTGATGTTAACATCGCCAGAGGTAATAGCAGTCTGACCGCTGACAACATTCTCGTTGACCATTGCAGTTTCAACAGCATTGTTAGCAATTGTTACTGCGCCGGTAGAAGCGAGTGTAATGTCACCAGAGATAGCTTTGTTGTCAAAGCTGTCAGAGCCATCATAGATAAGAACGTGACCAGAAGCAGCACTTGTAATATTAGTATCAGTAAGTTCAGCTAGAGTGTCCTTACTTGCTACTTGACTATCTACATATGCTTTGATTGACTGTTGGGTTGCAAGATGGTCTGCACTGTCAGAAGACATATCGTCTTCATCTTTAATAGAAGTTCCACTTATTGTACCATTCAGTACAGCACTTGTCAAGGTTTTATTTGTAAGTGTATCCGTTGTAGCTTTACCTACCAGAGTATCTGTAGCTGCTGGAAGTGTAACAGTAACATCGGCAGTAGAAGCTGGACCAATGAGAGTGACAGCGTTAGTGCCATTGTCTGTGTCTTCTTTGAACAGAATAGAACCAGCAGACGAAGAAGAGCCTGTCAGTGTAGGTGCAGTGAGAGATTTATTTGTTAGTGTCTGTGTGCCTGTCAGTGTGGCTACGGTGCTATCAATATCAACAGTAACAGTATTACCTGAACCAGTAGTATCAATGCCTGTGCCACCAGCAATCGTGAGACTCTCGCTGTCAAGGTCAATAGATAATGCTCCACCGGAGTCGCCTTGGAAGTCAAGGTCTTGCGCTGTGACTTGTGCATCTACGTATGTCTTAATTGCCTTTGCTGAAGCCAGTGTATCGTCTGAGCCAGATACAGAACTAATGTCGGTGTCAATAGATGTGATAGCCGTGCCAGAGGTAATGGTCAGGCTGTCGATGGTAGCAGCGTCTGCGTCAATCGTGTCGATGTTTGCAGTGCCATCAAGGTAAAGGTCTTTGAACTCTTTGCTGCTAGAGCCAAGGTCGATGTCATTGTCTGTAGTCGGCTCAATAACACCATCTTTAAAGACAAGCTGCTCTGTGGACGTACCTGATACGTCAACGCTAATTTCAATTTGATTATTTGGGTTGTCAACAACTACTTTGTTTTTAGGTGTCGCTTCACCGGGGTCTCCAATCAATCCAATGACCGGACCTTCTGCTGTTGTGCCGTCGTGTTTGTGACCCGTGCTATTATTAAAAGCAGCGAGAATTTGGTCAAATTCGTCGTTACTGTCAGCGGCATTAATAACGTCGCCGTCAGTGTACGTTGACTGTCTAGTGTATCCTGCCATTAGCGTCTTGCTCCTGCATCAAATTCTAGCTGAAAACCTTTTAGTGTATATGGTAAAGACAGTGCATTGTCTACAACTCGCATAGCTACAGCAAAGCCGCTGCCCTCTACGGGCTGTCTTACAAGTGGATTAGACTGACCACCATATGTCGCTGTGCCATATACTGATGTTCCGTACAACGCCACCACTGTGGAACTGTCAAATGGATATGCTGCTGGTCTAGCCGCATCGGGCGACTCATAGTCATATCGCAAAAACAAGTCTGAATTAAGTGTGCCAGTTGGCGAGTAGTTGATAATCACTCGCTGAAAGTTCTTGCGAATACCAGCATCACCCATTGTCATATCTGGTGAACGATAGCGTCCAATGATGTTAGTGCCATCAAATGTGTTACCCGACTCTTGGCGATACACATAGCCGTCATATCCACCGTGAAGTATGAAAGTTTCACCCTGTGCCGTAAACGAGTCTGTTGAAGAAGGCTTAATACCACGTGTTGTAGCGAACTCAAACCCCTGCTGCTTACGTACTGCAATAACACCATTTGTTGTTGTTTGCAGTGTACCTGCTACAGACTTGAAAAGACGATACTGTGTCTTGCCCGGTATGACTGTGCTTTCAAATTCGTCTACGTCAGTATCATCAAACAGTTCTTTGACATTGCCTGATATAGTTCCCAGTTCAACGTCATTAATTCTTTCGGTACCCGCAACGGTGCGAAGACCATCTCGCCCAAGGAATATGATGTCACCGGCAAGTTCTTGGACAGTAAAGCCGTTAAGACATCCGATATCTCTTGTAATTGGTTGTAATACAAAGTCTGCAATTGTGTTACCTGTCAGCCTGTATATACGTTCTTCACCGAAAATAATCAGTTCGTTACGAAACGGAAAGAGTGCTGTTACTTTACTGTCAATCCGAAGACTACCCGCACCGTTAGCTGTACTAAAATCACTATCTGTAAACGGTGCAGTAAATACTATTTCTTCTGGATTTGCGCTATGCCCTGCAAAAAACAGTGCATCTTTGAAGCCGGTTACAAACTTGGGGTTAGCAGGTGCGCCTGTAGCATTAAGGTCTGTTACTGTTGTGCCATCATACTTGGTAGCGTGATTGGCACCGTCTGCCCAAACAATAAACTCTGTACCGCCTAAATTGTAACGATGATGCGTGTACTTACCTGCACCTGTACGGCCTGTATCAATCTCTGACCAGCTACCTGTCGTACCGGCCTCAAAGACCTTTTCCCCACGTGCGGCGATTACTTTATTATTACCGTCAAAGAATGCCGACATTAATACTTTTTCAGTAGAAGCAGATGTCTGAGGAACAATGTTACTATTCCATTTAGCAAACCCGTTTATACGTCTGTATCCACCACGAATGTCCGGCTCAAAGTTTTCTAGTTCAAGAGCCATGCCGGGTTGCATTTTGAATGTCGGCTGGTCAAGAACGAGACCACCTTCACACGCAAACACATAAGGGCTAAGTCCAGATTCGTCAGCCATGTGTTAGCCCCCTGTCGGAAATACTGAAGTACCGTACCGTTGTGATTGCGGAATATATGTGGAACGCACGTAGCTATAGTTCCTGTTAATAAACAAACTCTGCATATGCTTGATGCCCTCTTCAAACCGGGCAAAGTTAATGCCATACTGCTGTGCCTCACCACGGTACTGATAACCATAGGCAGTCGCACCATCCACAATTACCTGACGGAATTGTTCAGGAATAGTGGGTACATCTGTTGCAGCACTGAGGGCAGTCGGCCTCACATATGCGTCATACTTGAGTGTGTATGCTTTGTCTGGATATGGATAGAGACCATAGTTATTATCAGGTGTGCGGAACACGTACAGCGGAACTGCACCCACATCACTTGTAGTCTCTTGGTCGATGTGTGTATCGACATACTGGTTATAGTCCATAATGCGTAGGGTTGTTCCCGCTACACCAAGAGAGTCGTCTTTTGAAATACGGAAGGTCTCGTAGTCTACGTTGTATATTGTAGCACCTATTGAATAACGTGTGGTGCCAGCTACAAGAGTTTCGGTTTGAAGTTCGTGGCTAAATGACCACCCAAACTCACGCTGAAAAATATAATTGATGGCATCGTTAACAGCGTTCTTACACTGTGTTTGAAATCCACGAGAAGTACCAAAGTTTGAGGCCGTCAAAGAAACTTCATTGAAACGAGCCAGAACTTCATTCGTGATGTCGAGATATGTATATGCCATCTGAAATCCTTAAAAGTTAGGAGGGCGACTTCTGCCGCCCCCCATGTTACTTAGGCTTGGTCACGAGAAACTTCAGCAGCTTCCATTTCACCAAGTGCGCTTACATCCATCATTACGGCGTAGACGCGAATCTCGCCAGCAGTGAAGGATGCGCCGGAGCCAGCAAGGGTGAGGTCCAGAGTGTCCGCAGAGCCGATAACAAGGTCAGCAGAGACAGTTACGCTAGGTGCATAAGCACCGTCAGCAGCACCGTCAATGTCAAACGCTGTTACATACTCGTTGTCATCTGCACCCGTGCCAAGGGCAGCGGTTGCGTCAGTACCAGTATTCATGGTAGCAGAAGAAGTTACCTGAAAACCAGCAGCGATAATCTTGGTGTTCGCAGGAACAGTGATACACTGTACTACGTCACCATTAGGATTGATG